TGCACAATTATGAGCAGCATGATTAGGTTGATTTGTCTCAGTAATTTCCTGCAACAAATCAAGTAGCAATGGGTTTGAATCTACCTTGACTGCGTTATTATTCTCTAAGGTCTTCATAATAACTTCCCCTCATTGATTAACTTAGATAACTATAATAACAGCCTTTTGATCATCTGTCAACACTTATTTTCGATTAATGGCATTATATTTTTTTATACTTACATCTAAATTATAATCTACTCTATGACTCCAAATGTCCAACTCTCTTAACAATAATATGCTTCTATCAGTTAGCACAGGATAATCAATGAATCGGGTATGAATATATTTGGGGTCAGCCATCTTTGTGCTTGTTACATTATCTATAATCATTTTCTCACCACCAGAAAAATTATCACATGCTTGATTGTATGTAGTCGCATCTTCTAATTTAATAAAATGATTGATGCGAGATATATCACTGTTATTGTTGCGAAGTAGTCGTTCAATTCTACTTACAGGATCAACCCATGTATGTATATCGAATTGAGTACGATGATCTATTAAATCACTTCTATGTTTTCGTCTAATACAATATGCCAAATGATGCTCAAAACTATCTGGATCATAATCCATTAGTATTGCTTCTTCAAACATATGACCTGCGCTATATCTATATCCGCTTACATAAAATGCAACTGGGTCGCGTACTACTGCATCCCAATTAATTCCGTTTGCAAAGTGTACAGGTGTAAAATTAGCGATGTGATTATTTTTAGGTATAGTTTTTACCAGTGTTGAACTACCACATTTATTAGGTACTACTAGTACGCCGTGTTGTTGGTGGAAAAACCCATTCATTGCATGACTCCGACTCCATTAAACTATATGTTAAATATTTAGCACTAATTCTATAAATATCAATATGACTACTTACATAACATTAAGATCACATCATGTGGTCTAGTGTCACAGAAATTTATCCAATACATCTTGCTAGTGTTCTTGCACCAGCAGGAGGTACATTAGTTGTGGAACCTCAAGTAGCGTATAGGTTACAGGATTATAGACCTGTTCAACCACCAAGTGCACCATACGAAATCATGCACAATGTTTATACAAGGAGATTATGGGTATGCTAATCGAGCTAGCCGCAGCCAATGCCGCCTTCAAGGTAATAAAAGCCACCATCAACAACGGACAAGATATCTACAACGCTGGGTCAGCACTAAGCAAATACTTCGGTGCTGAAAAGGCAATTAATAAACAAGTTAAAGCCGGAACTGGAAATGTGATGGAAGCCTTTCAGGCCCAAGAACAACTAAAGAAAAACGAGGAAGCCCTAAAGTTTATGCTTAACAAGCAAAGACTACAGGGCTATGTTGATTTTTGTAAATTCAGGTCTGACTACAATAAAGGCATTAAATTAAATAAGATTAACCGAAGTAAAGCAAATGCTAAACAATCTAAATCTGATGATACTACAATAGCACTTGTATTATCTTTGGTTATACTTATGCTGTTACTATGCTCTGGTGGATTTTATTATGTTGCAAAACTCAAAGGATGGATATAATCTACCACTTAGTCTTTTAGCATCTTAAAGAAAATTGCTTCTTTACCAGTGATTGGATTAATAGAAGCAATGTATGGGTCGTTTGCATTGGGTGCATTTGACCCAATATAATGCCACGACATACCATCCTGTTTATTCTTTTCAACTTGATTAAAAAATTCAGTATTCTCTACTGAAAACATCGTGGCGATAAACGCTAGTACTATCATTACATATTCCTTCAATTACATTTTATTTAAAATTAGGTGAGATTCACCTAGTTAGTTACTTTCTTTATTTACTATGATCTCGGCAGCACGCTTTGCACTTGCCGCAGAATCAAATGAACGAGCGTATGCTTTTCTTAATTCATCTGTTGTATCAGATATTTTCCATACAAGTCTGTTTGTGTTACCATTGCGACCCTTACCATACGACATCGGATCAGTTGCACGAGTAATTTCAAAGCGTTCATCAGGAGATACCCACTTGAATACTTCTGTTGAACCACCACCACGTCTGCGACCATAACCATTTGAAACCTTATTCCATTTGATCTTAGGTACAGGCGCTGCGATATCTTCGATGTATTCTCTTAAATGTTTTCTCAAGTGTTATCTCCGTCAGTATATTTCATCTTTGACTTATCATAAGTTTTAAGTTCTTCCTTACGGGCTTTCCACATACTTTTGATAAACCATTTGTTCATACGAACCCAAGTACTGAAACTGTAATCTGGCGGACTACCTTCCCATTCAATCTTTTCGCGCTTATGGTCATACCACATTAACTGCGCCCAATGCTTAAACTCACTAAACTTATTCATTACAATAATCCTTTCTTAAATAGAATAGAAGTACCAATCAGAGTGAATGGTAACAGACACCATAACAACATATCAAAATAACCATTGGCATCAATCACTCGTGCCATTGGCAAAACAGTAGTCTCTAAATATTCAATATAGTCTTTGGTATTCATTATCGTTCCCTTTATTAACTTACTTAACCATTATATAACAATACGCCTTACTTGTCAACCCTATATGGAAAATAATTTAATTAACTTTGGTCTAATATGTATCCATTGTATGGCGCACCAGATAACCGATTAAATAACCGCAACTCGTTAATGCGCCGGGTGTACACTGTTCGCACACCATCTTTATCGTTAGACCAATCGGATATTGCTTCATATGAACCAACTGCTTCTGGAGGTAAACCAGAATGCCGAATCTCTTTCACAATTCTTTCAAAATTCTTAGAATTCCAGTGATCAGCACGAGCCTTTGCCATAGGTAGATCATGCGCCAATAGGGAAGTCAGAAACCCGCCTGGAGGAATGCCGTACATGATGTATCTTTCTAAACCACCATTAACATACTCGTTATTACCAAGTCTAAATTGCTTCAATCTCATTTCAATTCCATCGTTTATCTTATGTAACTATTATATCGCAATGAGCCTTACTTGTCAAGTCCTAAATCAGATTTAATTCGACTAAACTCTGGTGCTACCGACATTACATCATGACCACGATGCTTATCATAGTTTTCTGTTACTTGAACATACTCGCCCATCAGTACAGGATCATACTTGTTTTCGGGGTCTTCACCAAACTGCAATGCTTCCATTAATGGTTCTGCATAATCTTCGTAATGAGGACTATCTTTAATCTCTTCTAAAAATTCTAGTATCTGTGCTTTTTGCTCGTCACGCAACCACTGCGGGCTATGCGTCATTGAGTAATATCCAGGCTCCACTAATTGATTCGTACTCATACCAATACCACGATCACTAGTCTGCTGATATTCGTGCATAAATCTCCAGAACGGAACCAAATGTAATGCGTTAGTTACTTGATTCACTGTAGTGACACGCACACGAATGTTCTTTCCTTCTGGTGTATTAGCATACTTTACTAACTTATCAAAATGTGCCCAAACAGAATCCCATTGCGATGGTGGTCGCAAGTAATCATTCATATCACCCATACCTTCTAATGAGCAATTGACAACAACTCGTTCAAACTGACTGAATTGGTTCAACCATTTATCTTGCATGTTAGTGATGTTTGTGTAGAACGATAATTCAATGTTCTTTGCGTATCCCGACTCAGTTGCTTTGTCTAGTAACTTAAACATATCAGATGCAACAGTGGGTTCACCACCAATCATTTTAATCTTCTGTGCGTATGGTAACATCTTCTCAAAACTATCCCAATCAATGCCAGGCTGCATTATCGCTTTCTTCTTATTAGCAATGTTACCTTCGCCCCAATCAAAGTGATTTGATCCTGATACCAATCCTAAATCTGTCGCAATCATATTAGCACGTTCAACACTGACCAAATGAGATGCTTCTTTGTTACACATCTGACATTGTAGATTACATAAGTTACCTAATCTAAAATCAAATTGTATCGGTTGATCTATGTTCCAATCATTTGCACTGGCTGCTGCTACTATGTCGGGTGTTTGATCTTTCCATACATGATTTTCCCACTGTCGTGAACTCATAATGTCGTTGCGTTCTAATCGTTTACATTCTACACACTCAGACAACCATTCACCTTTTGTCATACGCTCACGAACATCACGGATATAATCATGATTCCATGTACCATCTATGCCTAATTCTTCTTGGTTTACAAGTTCAGTAGGCTCTTTAGCCATACAGCATAATCTATAACGACCTCCGTTGTATGTACTATATTGTACAAATGGTAGTGCGCAAAACCCATTATCTTTGTCATTGCTCTTTATCTCTTCATCGTTCATTATTTGATTCCTATGATCATAAATCTATTGTATAACTGTGTGCTTTGTTCGCCACTGAATAAAACTTCTTTCAAATTATATTTAGTCAATGCTTCTGGTAGATCACGCACACAGTTAATATTATCTGCACAATCATTTGTCTGTATTACGATCAAGGTATCATCACTATCTGGTATATTATCAAACCATGTATCATCCATATGCGCAGCACTAGTGTTTATCAACAAATCTGGTAGTGTTTCCGCATCCCATAATATATCAGATACATCTACACATTGTGCACTAAATAATTCTGATGATTCGGCTACATGATTTAATAAACGAGCATATTCAGTTTTCTTATGATTAATATCTATACTAAGTATAGACTCAATCATTGAATAATTATGAAGTAACATAGATGTGTGTAACGCAAGTTTACCACCTAACAATACAATGTCATGTGGTGACAATGTTATCTTATTTAATTCTTTAATCATCCAAAAATTACCACTCATAGAATCACGTGTGACATACTTTGCTAGATCAATATCACTATGTACTGGATCTGTCAAGTTCACCAACCCATTTATAAAATCATCATCAATATGACGACTAATATACATTAATACATCATGATCTGGTATTACATAATCATCTATCAATAACGATTGAAGTATCACATTCACATACAGTTCTGGATTATCATTTTGATCTTCATTAACTTCTTCTAATATAAGATCACGAATGCACCAGTTGTCTCCGTATACCAATGCTTTTTTTATTTTAATAAATGTTTCAAGAGGTGTCTGTTTCAGTGTGAAATATTCTTCTAGTCCATGAAACCATGACAAGTGAATTGGGTAATGCTGATCTAATGTATTAGTTGACGACTTAGAGAATATAGATTTTAACCAATCATAATCGTTTATTTTATCTAGATTGTTCTTATCATCTTTATAAAATCCACCAAACTCTCTGCCTTGTCTAGCACCCATGATAGCATACTTACCATATGCATTACTGTCGCCACGATTACACCACACATCTAATCTGTATCTATTATCCATGTCAGGATTAGATACGCATGATAACTTCACGCACTCTCTAAATGCACTACGCCATGTACTAAACGCATCTGTATTGAATACTGATATGTTGGATATCTGCTGCTTCACTACTAATGGTGCATCAATTGTAGTTGTCATATCTATTTGAAATGATGTAGCATTCAGTAACTTATGTCTAGGGAATAACTTAACTCCACCATTGCCATAAATTAATCCGTTTACTGGGTTTACGCTCTGCCATAAAAATACACAACTTGATTCATTCACGCCTGGATACGATTCTTTGATAATATCTGGTGTGAATGAGAAGTCAAAATGATCAACCAACTGTGCATCAGCATCAACTACATAGAAATTATCAGTTGTTGCTAATTGTGCTGCTGCTTTATGTGCTTCTAAAATGCCGACAACATTGTCTACCCGTTTTGCATGGGGTGCTAATTTCTGTATTCTTTTGAAATTTTCATCAGCGTGTTCTTCTCCATACGCCAACATAACAACATCTAACATTATTTACTCTCTACGATTTGATAATATCTTCATGAATTCATCTGCACCATCGGCACAATTCTGTTCCCAGTCGGTTGTTGATTCTTCATCTGCAAAGTCAGATACATACTTATAGCAATCAAATACGATTTTGTACTTATTGCATACCATTGCGATACCGTATGCTTCCATATCAACCAATGTACTACTTAATGCAGGTCTACTAGTTACAAAATTATCACCAGTAGTCAATGAAATATCACTACTCTTCAACTCTAACCATAATTCACCACTGAATGGTGTCTGTCCTACCTTCCAACCTAATGGTGTAGCATCCATATCTCGTTGACCAACTTTGCCAACTTCATGTACACCTAATCTTAAAGCGGGATCTAAACTTCCCGCTGTACCCATGTTAATAATAGTGTGGGGATTATACTTTAATACTGCTTCTGTTGCTGCAATTGTCGCTTTGATCTTACCAACACCAGTTATTATTTTAACATAAGGTGCTGGTAAATCATAGGGCAATTCTGCTTCTAATGCAACTAATACTGGTATTACACTAGTCACTATCTTTGTCCTCTGTAGGCTCGTCTAATAAGTAAGCCATGTCTGCGAATGTTTTTCTAAAATCAGTACCACGTAATTCATCTAGTTTGTTAATGTATTCCCTAAACTCTGGTAATCGCTGACTCCAATCTTCACTACGAGCAAAACTAATCATACCACGTAAACGCTTGATGCCATATTCAGCCTCTTCCCATTTCTGATAATCTACTTTACCTTTGTGCCAACTTGGAACACCTAGTTCCCAATTCTCTTTCCACCATTCAATGAACTCTTCGTACTTCGCTTCGGTTTTGTCTAAGAACTCATCTGGGAGTACCTTAACGTTCAAGTGTCCTGGCCAGTATACAAAGTGATAGTTAATACCACCAGCACCAAAGGGCCACATGTTGGTTTTCTTCAAGTCTGATTGCAGTTTCCATTTAAGGAAGTCTGGAATGTAGTGAATGTTAAGTGCGTTTACTGCACATGCGATGGTGATCTCAACGTTGTTAGATGTCTTTGTATCAAGACGTTCAAACATTGCAAGTTGATGTGACCATTCACTTGGGTAACGAATATAATCATTCATTTCGCCAATACTATCAATACTATAGTGGAAACGTACCTTTTGGAAATGCTTCCATTGCTCTAGTAGACGATCAGGCAACTCAATACCATTACTGTTGTAACGTAACTCAATCTTATCTGCATAACCCATCTCAATAACTTTATCTAGGATTTCATAATGCTCTTCAATAACAGTTGATTCACCACCAGCAAAGTATAGTTGACGCATGAATGGAATTTGTGCATAGAACTGATCCCAAAACTCTGGGTTGTTTTTATGCCAGTTGTAATTAGCACCGAACTGCTTACCTTTATCATCCCACGACATAGTTTGCTTTAGTGACTCATTGGTAATCTGTGGATACAACTTATTCCAATCTTTCACCCATCCTGATGAATCATGGGGACTACACATAACACAACCAAGTTGGCATTTAGTACCCATACGGATATCAATGTATCGTAGTTTTGAATCAGTTGAACCATCTTCGTATGTTTCTGCGACTAGTTGATCTACATCAATACCGTCACGTTGCCAGTACTGTGTTTCCCACTGTCGCTTAGAACGATGTCCTGCATCTTCTTCTTTGTAACACTTCAAACAACTAGCAGGCTTTTCTCCTGCAAGCATTTGTTGTCGTACACCACGCATGTAACTATTGTTCCATGCACTAGACAAGTCACTGTTGTTTAGGTTAGCAGGCTTACCATCGTCAGTTTTAACAATGCCAACTCGCCCACCATGAACTTTATCATTTGTTGCACCAACACTACTTGCGTTTGCTGTACAACATACTCTCATACTTCCGTCTGGACGAGTACTTAGATGTATCCAAGGTAGAATACAAAATGTATCTGATGGTAATTTCTTTTCTGTCATTTTAGTTTCCTTGTGCCGATTTATGACACTCTTTTATTTATATGTTATAGATGGTATTGACACTACCATTGTGAACCATGTCCCATGTTGCTGGTGTTGCTGTACCTGTGATCTGTAAACAAGGTCGCTTAGTCCAACTACCATTCCATGTTAAATGGGGCAATGTACTCCATTCCCATGTAAATATAGTGCCCGCTTTCCATTGGGTGTATACTCTATTACCAAACTGAAAAACTTGTCCTGGTTCCCAATCTTCTAATGTGATCAAGAAGCGTATTTTATTGTCATTTGAATGCTTGAATTCGGAGTTATCTATCACACGCTCTTTACGTGGATTTCCCGGCAAGTTATCAATATGCCACATAAGTTGATCGTTAGGGAACTGATCATTGAACTTACATGTTAACTTTTCATCTTTATCAAGTTGTAATAAATCAGTGATCGCATTTAATTTCGCGAACTCGCCAGGGAACTTATCATAATTAATCTTACGAAACATAGTAGATGCAGGCTTACCATCAGGATTCTCTTTATCTTCTTCTATATGGTTTTTGCTTTTTTTGTTAGCAGCATGATCATAACGCTGTTCATTATAATTTTGAACATTGAAGTCTTTTGAACGAGCATGATCTATCTCTGTTGCCCAGTCACCATCAACTATTCCAATAATTTTAGCATACTCACCTTCTTCATCTTTACGAAATTTATCAAAGTGCCAAGGTGTTTTGAACGGACTTGTCATTATGGTATACGCTTAACAGATATGTATGTATCACTATTGTTAATAGTTATAGTATTGGAAATCTTTTTATCAAATCCATTAATTGAGTTGAATGCTTGATTGTTATATAGTGAGAAATTCATATCTTTACGAACTGCGAAATCTGTTATCTTTGCAGATTCAGTCCAAAGTAATTTTCTCATTGTATTGTAATCAGTATATCCAGGCGCGTAATCGGGATAATGACCTTCGCTGAAATCCATAACTTCTGACCACCATGCAAATGATTTCTGTGGTTCCCTGTATACAAGAACTACATAATCACCAGAAAAATTATTCCACACGTAATCTAGATTAAATTTTCTAGCCAAGAAATGATCTTTTATTATCTTGTAACCAGTGCCAGTGAATACTTCATCAATGTCATTGATTATTTTTGATTTATCCATAAAATTGAAGTCTATCCAATCTTCACCGCATCCCATTCCCGGACCCCAATAACTACCACGATGTCCATTGTTAGTGTCGTCTGGTGTTGACGCTCTATGGTAACATGTTCGTTCATCTGATTCATCAGTCTGATCACATGGTAGCACTTGACGCATATGCATATCTATACCAGACCATTTAGATCCAGGTATACCGCACATCCAGATTCTGCTTGCTCGTTCAGTCATGAGTACCAAACAGATTGTCTAGTACACTCTTCACATCGGTGCTTACATCATACTCAATCGCTTCGTAATCAAGTGCGATATCTACATTAACGACATCTTCTCTTGCAATACTACCGAAGACATCCTCGGCTGATTCAATAGAATCTAGCATTGCATCTGAAATTTCCACTGTTTCACCAGAGGCTAACGTCAGTATGATTGCCTGAATATATTTTGGGGGGATAGTTTGTATATCGACTTCCTCAAATATTTTACTAAATGATCGGTCATTTTGTTCAATTGCCATGATATTATTTACTTCCATGTGTACTTGTATTTAAGTATTATACTATTATTTATGTTAATCAATAACATAATCCCTGCTTTGATAGTTCTTGTAATAGATTCCAAGTATGTTCCCAGTCTGTGACTGAAAAGCATCTATCACTTGTATTTGCTCTGTTGATTATGGCTTGTTTAAGAGGAGCATCGTTACCTCCTTCTTGCATATTATCACCAAAGAAATAAATGGTCTGTTCGTCAAAATCATGAATGATCTGACCTTTATCGTGACCATTGGGCATAATGTCAATGCCAGTTTCGCCTGCAACATGTGCGGTTATACCTGACTCTTTAAATTTGAGGTTGAACGCATCAGCAATTAGTTTACGCTCCTTATGCACAAATTCATGTTCTACATAGGCGGCGCGATCTTCCACTGTTGCACCTCTACCCACTATACTAAAATTCGCCATTCCTGGACGATCTTCAATATGCATTCCCGTCTTAATACTAAAATCAGATTCCTCTAATTTAGTGTTAAGAAAATCTCTCGCTTCTTTACCAAGTGTCCAATCATTGCATTCAATTTCTATACCATTGTTCCACACACTATTACCACTACATTGATATACTTGAACTGCAAGATCATATAATGTAATGTTTAGTTGCTCTAGTGTTTTGGGACGATCACTGCCAGTGACAATGTACACATCATTGTGCGTACAAAAATCTATTAACCATGATTCAAATGCAGTATCAATTAAAGAACGACTAGGAGTAAGTGTACCATCTACATCAAAAACAAACGCTATTGGTTCGTCATTTAATAATGACATTAATGTTACTCCTAATCATGATCTAATTATGCGGTTGCTGCTGCTTTCTTTGAAGCAGGACGACCACGTTTCGGCTTTAGTTCTGGTGATAATGCATATGCACTTTCGCGCAATGTTGCTGCTTCATCTTCAAACTGCTTTGCTTGTGAAATCATGTTCGTTGCAATAGAAAGATCATCAAGTGCGCCTTCAACTGGTGCTGTAGCGTCTGTAGCGGCTACTGGGGATGTTGGTAATGCTTCTGCACCTTGCTGTGAACGAATTAGGTTATTCAATTCATCTAAACGAATCTGTGTTTCACGATTTGGTGTCATCATTACATTAGAAGACTTCTGCTTTTGTAACAGACCTTTAGCGTGCAATGCTTGCAGCATATTAGTGCCGTCTGTCATTGTCCTACGCTGTGCAAATTCAGAGAAATCAATTGATGATTGAGCGCCCGGAGATTCTACTGCATTAATAACATCATCGTGCATCCAATCTACCAATGAATCGGTATCAACGATAAGACAATTAGATTCATCGTCTGGTATTTCACGAAACATTACAACGCATCGTTTTTGTGTGTTGATCAACTGACCAACGTGTTTTAGATTATTTGTAGCCATGAGATTAACCCTTTCCTTCTGTTTCCGCTGCTGGTGCTGCTGGTGCTGCTTCTTCGTCTACTACTGGTGAAATTGATTTGATAATTGCTACTAAGCGATTGAACATCTGTCCAACTTGCTCTGCTTCTGCGCCCTTAAATGCGCCACGCTGTACTGACAAATCGATAATATTCGCAGTCAATGTTAGGTCTTGCAATGTTAATGTTGGTGCTTCTTGTGTTGCTTCGGTCATTATACTTTCCTTTTATTTAATTGTAATTAATAAATATAATTAACTACTAAGTTTATTTATCTACAATAGATAAATGGGTTTACTATTCGTAAACAGTTCCGGCGATCTTCGCCATTGTTAAATTCTTTTCAAATGTTTCTAAGTCTGTAGGTAACTCAAACCATAATTGAAATAAATTACTATTATGGTCAATTGTTCTAATGTAGTACAAACCAACCATACCTTCTGTTAACTTGCTCCAATCACATACTTGCTTTTTTTCAATCAAAACAAGTATGCGGTTTCGCAACATATTCAGAATTATATCAGTTCCCGTAAGCAGTACTAAGTCACTTTCACTTAGACTGCCTGCATTTTTGATAATCTTTACACTATACGTCATAATGAATTGTAATCCCAAATGGTGATTCAAGACGGCGCTCAGTATCACCATGAATTACAAACAATGTATCACAATAATCTTCATCACCCCATGAACCAAATGGATAACCATCAGTGAACATAATCAATTGATCAGGTTCCATGTCGTTTTCCTTCATGTAGTTCCATACTGCATCAAAATCAGTACCACCACCACCGCGAATCTCGTACTCTGAGATATCTTCACCACCTTCTGCGGTGAATACTTCAACACCATATACACCAGTGTCAAACTGCATAATAGTTACTTCATAATCTTGATACTGATCCATGATTCCTTGTACTTCACTAACAAAATCACGCAACATTTCAGTGCTAATACTACCAGAAGTGTCAATAGCAACTGTCACTTTCAACTCTTCATCCTTTGACATGCCTGGGAAGATAACTTCACCAGAACGCTTGCTAGGACGCATAAATGTGAAATCACGCTTCAATGAACTTTCCAATTGAGTGCGTAACACTTCGCGCCAATCCATCTTAGGTGTTGTTAACTCACCAATCATTCGCTTGATATCATCAGGAACATCATCGCCCGCAGACTGCGCAGCATTGATTACTGCTTGCTTGATTTCATCTTGCAATGCTTTACGTTCATCTGCTGACATACCATCAACTGGGTTCCCGTTAGCATCATTACCATCTTCATCACCTTGTGCAGGCTCTAAATGAATATCCATACCACTGATGTTACCAACTACATTACCATCTTCATCAATAATATTACCTTCTGCATCAACAGTATAATTTTTATTATCGTTATCTTCCATCAACTTTTCATAGATTTCATAACTACTCATATCACGATACTTAGTATCATAACACGGCTCACCACCACCTAATTTATCAGAACCGATAATAGTACCGATCTTGTTATCAACTAGTGTGAGGTTTATATTGTAGTCACATGCAGCATTGTATACTTGAGGATTACGATCACCACGTGCAGCCATGTGATCATATACACAATGCAATACTTCGTGAGCAACTAAGAAGTCAAGTTCTGAATCTGATAACTTATTTACAAACTCAACATTGTACAACAGACGGCGACCATCGGTTGCTGCTGTAGGCATATAATTAGCCTCAGTAAGAATCAATCGTGCTGCTAGTGTACCATAGAACGGACGAGTTAATAGAAAGCGAACACGTGACTTAGTCATACGCTCACGTACTGTCGCTGAAATCTTAGGACATACTTCTAACTTCTCTGCTACTGCTGTAGACATATCATTTACCTATTAAATTAACTTATGTACTAATTATACTATAGTTATTAGGCGTTGTCAAGCGTTTTTTTATGACAACATGCAATACACATTGGTGGTGGGTTATCACTAGCCCAACCAATCGGTGATACACGATTAACAAAAAAGTCGTGATTTATAATATCATCTAAAGGTGTAATATCCATATTGTTCCAATGAGGATCTTCTGTTTTCATTCTTACAAGATATTCATCATCATCTAAATCATTATTTTCTGGATTAATCTGTGCAGTTGAATAATGGTGACAGGGCCACATAGTACTATCTGCTGTTACAAAGAATTGGTTTATACCACCTTCCCATGCGTGACAAGTTATATTGTATTTGCTTGACATATCATTTCCTCTATCATTCCCAGTTTGTTGGGGTCTAATAATCCATGTTCTTGTGTATTAATTTTATAGTTTACTGTTGTATCAATTTCTTTTGCCATTCTTGCTACCTCTGGTATTTGATGATAGTTCCATTCAAATATTAAAAAATCCCATTGTGCACGACCACCTGCTTCTGCAAATGCAGTCATATTTGCATATGCTTTCTTAAAATCAACACCTTCCCTGTACTTCCAATTGGTGTCGTGATCAATACCATCGATTCCAAATTTGATTGATAAATTCCTACCATACCTTTCAGCCATATTGGTATACCATTTAGCAGTACGAATACCACCATTGGTATTAATAGTAACTTTTTCAGTTAGACGAAATGCTTGATCAACAAATTTAGTAACTTGAGGATGCATCATAGGATCACCTGTCTGTCCACAGAAATAAATACCTTCTATCTCTTGATTACTGTGCATGGTGTTGCGTTCAAATGCATCATAGTCTTGATGTTTCGGTACAAGCCAATCTTCTTGCTGTCCTGTGTCTTTATTCGTTCTTGGACATGTTCTGCATCGCGCCTGACAATAACTTGTAATAGCAAAATCAATAGATATCATTTGATACTATCCTCATTGCTCTTTACTTGTAAATACATATTCCAATAATACATAAATTTTATTGGTTCATTGATATGACTTGGCAATACATCACCATACATTTTATTAAATTCTTCTATTTGATCTTCCGTGACTTTGTTGCTCATAATTATGTTCGTTTCCCTAGTTCTACTATATCATCCCAACGCATATTTCGTATTTGAGATAATAGAGGATTGGTTGATTTAGTATTGACAAAGTTATATATGTCTATTGTTTTTTTAATTCTATCTGGGTCTAATCTTTCAGCAAGGGTAATTAACTTTGAATAATCACCACGTATTAATAAATCATTTGCACTGACCATCTTAACCGATAAATCATTGCAAAGTTGCCTAACCTCTTCCATTTCACAATACTTGTTAAATAACTGATCGCACATTACATGCAAGTCAATCTCTTTTGCATAATCTACATCTTGGGCTGCATCTGTACTGAATTCCATTAGCAAATGATGCTCACGCATAGCAGGCTCTGACAAGTCAATATCAGTACATACACATTCAACGAGGTCGTCATACTTAGTAGTGGACGTAGTATAAGTAGATACGTATTTTACGATTGATTCAATGTCAATAGTATTAATATAAATCACCAATGTTTTAGGTGAATCTGGATATTGATTCATAACGTATTGCTTCTCGTACATCCTTATAAACTTACCTATGTTTCCATTATTACGAGGATTACCATCACAATCAATATCTTGTCTAACATGATCATTGTAAAAATCAATCATATCTTTATTGTTTTGAAAAATAGCATCATCGCAATGTCTTGCATATAGACCAAACGGACCAGGATATAATTCCCATGTATTTTCTTCAGGATTTACAATACAATCGGCAGCAACTAATAATCTATTTGTTAATTCATTCAATCCATGTCCTGGACCTACTACTATGATGGTTCTCATAACTCGCTCTCTTCTATCTTTTCAACTACAATCCCACATTTCTCTAGAAATTGTGTACCAGACGGATCACGATATTCAGTACGATAGTATACTTCGGCAATACCAGATTGATATATTATCTTAGCACAATGCATACATGGTTGGTGTGTAACGAACATGGTTGCACCATCAGCCGATTCAGTGGTTTTTGCAATCTTTGAAATAGCATTCATTTCTGCGTGCAATACCTCTGGTTTTGTTTTAAGCAAACTCGCATTTGTCGAACTATCAAACCATTTACTTTCATCCAGCGTATTGTCCATATTAAGTTGACCCGCTCTCTCTGGTAAATATTCACAGTTATTATCCCAACCACTCGGAGTCCCGTTAAATCCAATTGATATGATTCTATCATCTTTGACGATAATCGCACCGACCTTCAATCGTACAGCATGGCTCAATTCAGCAAATCGTATTGCTGTATCCATATATGCTTCTTTAAACTTTTGCTTCATACATCAATTACTCTTGTTGTCATACATAGATTATACATTAAACATAGATATATGTCAAGCACTTACTGTGCTAACGGATTATCTAATGCACGTTGTAAACGTTTGTTTAGCCTAGCCTCAAGTTCTTTTAACTTTCGCTCAGTATCTTTACGAATGCTATCTGCTTTCTGTTCATAGTCTGACTGTAGTTGACTTCGTTTATTTTCAAATCTACCATCTGCAATGCTGATTAACTTACGAACATCTTCTTCGGTTTTTTGCACTTCATCTTCTACTTTATCAATAATCTTTTCTTGACGATTTATATCATCGCGCATAGTTTGTTTTAGATCCTTCAGTGATTGATAATGTTCATCATTAATTTCTTTGATCATGCCTATTTCTTCTTTAAATAATGCAATCTCTTTACTGACAAATTCCATGTGTGCATCAACAATAGCGAACCTCTCACCCTGTACTGCTAAATCCTTGTCAAAACCAGTTAGATCGGGTGCTTTATAACTTTCAATCTTAGCCTTCATATTTCTATAGTCGTTGTAGAATTCAAATCCACCCCACGCTGCACCACCCATTGTGCTTAATACTGTTAGTAACAGGAATATCTTACCACCTGTAAACTTAACTCCACCTACTTCTACTGTTGTTTTTTCACTCATCTTCTATTTTCTCGTATTGTTGGTCTACCATCTTCTCATGAAGTATCTGACTTGCAAGACCATTTAATAATCCTCGTTGGTTCTCAGGAACTTTTTTATCTTTGTAAATACCTGTTGATGTGTAAAAATCAACTCCGGGTATTGCTCGTTGTCCGTAAGCACTAAAGCCTGGAACAAAGTTAATCAATGCACTTATTTGTGCTTGTAATGCTTTTTGATCTGATAATGATTGTGCTTCGCCCATTACCGTTGCTAATTTTGCCAACTTGTTTTTAATAATTTCTTTCATCTTCTTAACTTTGGCTTTTTGCTTTTCTGCCTTTGTCAACTTCTTAACTACTTTCTTCTTAACTATCGGCTTGATTTCTTCAACTACTTCTTCAACTACTTCTTCAACTACTTCTTCAACTACTTCTTCAACCACTTCTTCAACCACTTCTTCAACCACTTCTTCAACCACTTCTTCAACCACTTCTTCAACCACTTCTTCAACCACTTCAACAATCTCTTCAACAATCTCTTCAACTACTTCTTCAACTACTTCTACATCAACTTCTACACTGAACTCTGCTGCAATCTCTTGCTCAATTGCTATTTCCAATTGTTCTGTTGTCTCTGCTGGTGCACCTGTTGCTATTTCTAGTTGTATCGTTGGTATTACGGTCACTGTCGCTGCTGTCACTGGTGCGACTTCTACTGGTGCTGGTTGTACTATTTCTATTGGTATGGGTATTACAATCGGTGCTGCAATTATATTATCAACAACTGAATCACCTGTTCCTGTGCCCACTACAACGGGTGATGTGGTTGGTGATTCTGTTACTGGTTCAATATATCCATTACACTGCGTATCATATTGTGGATTCTGTAAACATTGCTGATCTAAGTATGCATCTGAATATCCTGCACAGCGTATATCATATAATGTATTTAGATCACATTGCTGTAAAAGGTATGCTTCTGCATATCCAGGACATGAACTATCATATGTAGAATCAAGTCCACATTGGTAATCCATGTATGCTTTCTCATATCCTGGACACTCTGTACTGTATAATGTGCTTATTGCGCACTGTTGTACAAGAAGTGCTGCTGCGTATCCTGGACAACCACTATCATACAAAGGACTTATTGTGCACTGTTGATTATAATATGCTGTTTCATATCCCGGACAACCACTATCATACAAAGGACTTATTGTGCACTGTTGATTATAATATGCTGTTTCATATCCCGGACAACCACTATCATATAATGCGTCTATGCTACACTGCTGATCATAGTATGCTTCGGCATATCCAGGACAACCACTATCATATAATGCGTCTATGCCACACTGCTGATCGTAGTACGCTGCTGCGTATCCTGGACAACCACTATCATATAATGCGTTCATACTACACTGTTGATCGTAGTGTGCTGCCCAGTACCCAGGACAACCTTGATCATATGTTGCGCTTGCACTACAATTATTATCGTATTCGTATGTTGCATATGCTTCTGCGTAACCATCGCAACTAGGATCGTACATTGCGGTTTGTGCACAAGGATTAGAACGATATGTAAACCACATCTCACCACCGCTTACTATAGGACCATAGTAACCATCCCACATCGCACCATCTTGTCCAGTTACTCTAAACGTTGCATTACCTAAACTATCAGGAGTATATATACTACCTACCCCGTTTATATGATCATATAGTTGAATGAAATCTTCTTCCACTTGCCAAAGTGAGCCTGTTTCTTGATTCCACTCTTCACTCGCACTATGTGGGTTTTCATTTAGCCAATCATACCAAGTTTCATATGAATACACACGTGTTTCTATTATATTACCACCGCTATCGGTTATTTCCACGGTAACTGTTAGTATATCAAATTGATCAGCCCATTCAGTGTCAAGGATTTCACCTGTCTCTTGGTTTACTCTATCTGCGATATTCGTATTGCACCAATCTACAAAGTTGCCCTCGCTGTCACTCGTATTAAAGCAACCATTAATATACTTCCATCTATAATGTATTTTGTCCACACTAATACCTTCTTGTATTAATATGTTGTTTATTGTTGTACTGATTGCGAATGTATTGTAGCAAGCACCAAACTTAATTTTATCTGTACCAACCATCATTGCACTAGATTCACCAGCCGCACATGTGCCAGTGATTACTCCATTGCCTAGGTCGGTATCGCCCGGAATGGTAGTAAAACTACCATCACCATTGTCAATATCCGTTGCGTATACATTAGATAAGGAAAAGCAAAAACAAAAGAATACCGCCAATAGTTTTAAGTGTATCATCTTTCTTGGTTTCCTCTATGTGTTCTGGCTTTAATGTTGGTTCTTTATCCCACTGCTCTTGTGCTGCTGTACCAATCTCTCCCAAGAAGGGACAAGGTGTTCCCGCCATTTCCATAGCCTTAAATATTCTTACATCTTGGCACATAACACTAACAGCGGCTACTTTCATACCCATATCATATATTGTTTTAGATAATTTTAATCGCTCACAGTTCATATCACGTACTGTTTTACCACCACTGATACCTAGTATCTGTGTTTGCACTGCGCCAGATACACCTACTGTACATAGATCACTGTTACTAGCGTTGATGCTAGGGCTGATTGCACTTGGAGGTGGGCTTTTTACTGTTGTTTTGTTTGTACCATTAGTTGTAACGGTACTGGTACTTGTTGATTCTGTTTCAATTACTGCTGCGTATGTACTAGAGATATTTAATGCCACAATACCTATAAACATAATTAGAGTAATCTTAAATGTAGTCTTTTTTAATAAGTTCATATTAGATATCTTCTCCTTAACTACATCTATTTATGAATTAACATGGTTTATAAGCATCACAATATTTATCCATAAAAAAAGACAACCGAAGTTGTCTTTTTGAGTTTTTATTATTTACCGAGTAGCCAAGTATCCATTCCTGCTAACTTTACCATGAATGCATCTTCTTCCGAAAATAGAATCAAATTAGAACGACTAATATAATATGGATAAGTCATTTTTCTCATTAGGTTAAGCAGTTGTCCACTTGTTAGTATATCTGACTCTAATGGAAATTCCCACTTATCATAAAGTTTGGAACATCTGTTCTTACCTTCTGTTGTTAGTCGTACTGTAAATTTATTATAAAATATATCTACATACGACAGTTCGCAACTGGTAACATCATTGAGACTTGCAACTATATGATTCTGCATAGCCTCAGTTCTATGTCTCTCCACGAGAAATTACTTCTCCCTCAGTTAATTTTACTACGGTAAATAAATCTGTTTTAAACAATACATTCAATCTATCAGATAAATTAAATGCGTGCCCGCTATTTTGAAAACTCGACTTCTTATACTTCGGTCCAGGATAATCAATTAACGTATTTAATGATCTTAGATTAATTGGCGAACTGTTATAGTAGACTGCATACACTGCATCTGCTTTTAAGATTTGCTCTGCATTGTAATTTCTGTCTACATACTCTATTACAATGATTGGTTTTGGTCTAGCCATTACTATTAAGTTTCTCCATATGGTACTTCGTATTATTTATTATATACTATGTTATTTATCGTATACGAATAAAACAGAGACACTTAACAGTTATAAACTGTCATTCCATAGATATTAGTTATTATACGAGGCTGTGAGATACTTTGCGTGAGTTGTAGCATCTTGTCCAATACGATCAAGATCCCACTGACCACAGAATTTCATAAAATGTAATCCAACTTGACCAATTGCAGGCTTCTGTACTTGTTCTACAATAACACTATCTAATGCTTCTTTAATATTAGCAGGCTGTGCAGTCAAATCAATTAGTGCTAGATTACGAGTGTAATCATCAAGTACACGATGTTCATCACCATTGTGATCTGTCCAACGCTGTAACATAAAGTTGTTCCAAGTAAAGCCCTGTGACGATTTATCAGCAAATGCTTCTTCTAGTCCAATCTTATTCTTACTACCTTTCTTGCGCACGCCAGGATATGCACTAAAGATATTGTCTGCGGTATCACCACGAATACACTTTTCAAACAACAACCATTCAGGATCGCCAGGCATCTTCTGTTCTTTAGTCTTCTTGTCTTTAACAGGACGACCATTACCATCAACGATACCATCTAACTTGATTAGGTTATCAGTGATACCATTGTATTGAGTAACATTTTCTGCTAATAATTGATAGAAATCCGAATCACCACTTACAATTACATGCTTATCATCGGGATGATTTTGAATAAAGCGTGCGACAAAATCATCAGCCTCGCATTCTTCATGACGAAGACAAGTCATATTTGTCTTGTTAGTTACGAAATCTTGAAAATGCTCATATGCTTCAAAGAACTCACTATCGTCACGCTGTTCTTGTACCGACTTCTTTGCACGTAGTTCAGTACGATTACGCTTGTACGGCTCGTAGAAGTCCTTACGCCAACTGCGACCCTCTAAGCACATAACCACGTGTGTACCATTCTGCTCACGCCATACTTTGTTAATACTATTAAACATAATATGAAATGCCATGCCAATCTTCATGCTCATATCGTCACCACGTACTACGTGCTTTGCTCGGTGAAACATGTGCATTGCGTCTACTAAAAGATATGTATTACTCATTTGTTGCCTTCTATGTGATTCAATCTAATAAACTAATTATACAGTATTGTACTCGTCTTGTCAAGTGTTTTTAATATTCTTGTTCAGATACACTACTACATAGCGCAGTAAACCATTGATCAATAATCGCTTCTTCATTGTCACCAGAATAACCAGCATCCATCAATTGACGAATAAATACCTGATTCCATTCTAATTCAAAATATCCATCAGACGGATTATCTTTATCAATATTTACTTTCACCACATTAACATATGGTTCATTTCTTGCTGTTGCTTTCTCTTTCGTAGTTACACCAGAATCACTAGATGAACTGCTAAAAAACTCTTTTAAATATTTAAACATTACTACCTCTTATTATATTAGTGGTTGGAAACTATTCCCAACCTATCTTTTCCCATGGGACATCTTTATTTCCAAAATGACCATAGACACAATTCGTACTATACTCATTAAAGTTAAACAAATCAAACCTATCAATAATACCCTTTGGCGTTAGATCAATATTATCACGAATGAATGAAGTGATTTCGCTGTTGTTACCATCACTATCAATATAGATACTAGTAGGTTCTTTAACACCAATTGCATAACTCAATTGAATCTGACACCATGTAGCCATATTACTTGCTACTACATTCTTTGCTAACCATCGTGCCATATATGCTGCACTACGATCTACCTTAGTGGGATCTTTACCACTAAATGCACCACCACCATGCGGTGCGAAACCACCATAGGTATCTACAATAATCTTACGACCAGTAACACCAGTGTCACCATCAGGTCCGCCAATAACAAAATTACCTGTAGGATTTAGATGCCATACAGTATCTTCATCAACTAACTTACCTAGCACTACTTCTGCTACATTTTTAGCAAGTAGACATGCATCTACATAGCGTCCTTCTGCGTGCTGCGTTGAAATAACTACTTGATCAATACGTGCTACCTTTCCATCTTTGTATTCTACTGATATCTGTGACTTAGCATCAGGTCCTAAAACTTCATCAAATGATTGACTTAATTTTACTTGTTTTAATCGTTTTAGAACTTCATGTGCATAGTAAATGGGTGCTGGTAGATAAGAATCATTGTCATTACATGCGTAACCAAACATGATACCTTGATCGCCTGCTCCAAAATCATCTGTACCCAATGCAATATCATCACTTTGTGCATGAATCGCATTGTTTATCTCTAAGGTTTCCCAATGAAAACCATCTTGTTCATAACCAATTCTACGTACTGTATCACGAATTATTTGATCTACTTCTTCATCTGTTACAAAGAAGTTTTTAACCTCTCCTGCAACTGTGACCATATTGGTAGTAACTAATGTCTCAATTGCGACACGTGTTGTTTCATTACCAGCCTTGAATCCCGCATCAACCAATGCATCTGAAATTTGGTCTGCTACTTTGTCGGGATGTCCTTCGCTAACACTTTCACTTGTAAAAATATAATTATTCATAATTTGTTTTGTAAATCTCCATTTTATATTGCTTGTACTATTTATGTACCCCAATTATTACCATATAAATCTATGTGCAATCTTGGGCTAAATCTATAACCCTTGTCTAATGCCAACTGTGCAATATCTTGCACTGATATATTGTACTCTTCTGATCTTCCACCAATCGGCATAAGGTATACGGGACATTCAATACCGAAATTTCGGTACTCTGCTACTACTTCATCTACTTCTTTTACATCTGATGCATTAGACACAACGAATTTAAGATATAAGTTATTACCAGTAACAAGCGAATACTGAACAGCAACGCCGGGTTTGATAGCATCATCATGTGCTTCACCACTAACTGTTAGTTTAGGTGAACAACTCCACGTAACTATGATTGTATCTTTATTATCTAGATATTCAAATAAATCGTCATGTAAATTCTGTGTTGTATTTGTTTCAAATGTAACATTTCTTAAATCTCTCATACGAGGATGCTCAAATATTTCCACATACATACGTTGCCATGCAAGCAATGGTTCACCGCCTGTAATAACTAGGTGAATATCCTGACCATTATCCATCGTCCACTTACCATTAGGTGTTAGCGATAATAAGTGATCAACTACTTCATCTACAGTTCTATCAAACATCAAATGCTTGAACTCAGGATAGATACTTGCATATGTATCACAACCTGTATGAATGATAGGTAAGTCTTCTATTTGAGTAGACTTTATATGCACACCAGCATCAATCAATTTCTTTACTTCGGGATTATATCGCTCGTCTTTAACAGCCTCACGTTCTTCGCTTGACATTGAGAACGATTTGCATCTAAAGTTACAACCAAAAGTGCGTAAGAATACACTAGGTACGCCTACGAATTTACCTTCACCTTGAAGCGAATAGAATGCTTCACTGTATCTAAGTTTCATCAAATAAACTACTCCACTCTTTTAATTTACGCTTCTTATAACTTATTCTATCATTTAATTCCCGTTCTGTCAATAGATTATTTTCAACCATTATAGAAATCATCGCCATAACATCGCCCGCTTCTTCAAGTAATCTCTGCTTGTTTGAACTGTCTGCATAGACACTGTCTATATCCCACCGATATATCTTACAACATGCTTGAGTCAATTCACCACATTCTTCTGCTGTGATAACCATCAATTCTTTTATTTGTTCTTTATTCATCTTGTTCTGACTCTTCATCTGACTGTTTTTTAATTATTTTATCAATTTCGCTAAACCACTCTGTAGGAGCCTGAGTAAGTATTTCGTCTATCACATCATCTAACTCTTCTATACTGCGTCTTTTATTCTTCATCATCTTGTTCTTGTTCTTGTTCTTGTTCTGCTCGTTGCTTTTCCCATTCGGGCATCTTACTACACTTAATAAGATGTTCATCAATCATTTCTATTGTATACATTCCATCACATGCAATACATACATATATATCATCTTGTTTGTATATTCGTTGTCTTGGTATAGGTTCAATCATAATTAATCCCACAGGTTTTCAAAGTATACACCGAACAAACGGAATCCATTAGTCATTCGTGCTTGATGTGCATTGCTTGCTTCTCTGTCTTCCCACACGAGTTTTAATCCAAATAAACTTTCAGTACCTTCTGTTGCGTCTTTTGGATCAACCTCTTTATACTCGTAATAATCACCTTCCCAATCATCACGACACTTTTGATTGAACGCCCAAATCATTTCATCTAGTATCCAATCCCATCGCTTAAAATGATTGGGATCTAGTTCACCTTTCTTATCATATTTGGTACGCTGCTTCTTACTTGCACGTAACTCTTTAGGCACATCTGCGTGATCAACATTAGGTGCGCCATGTTTATCTCTTTTAAGTTGTACAAGCATAGGCAAGATAATAGGACCGAGCGTATGATCCATGCTCCACGTATCCCATCTGTCTATGCGTACATTGATCTTCTGCTTGCGTCTATCAAACCATATCCAGTTAAAAACATTGTACACACTTTGCATACTATCTTCAACACCTTCTACAAAGTTATCAAACCTAGTGGGCGGGTTTTTAGTATCATCATACATAAACCCATACTTCTTTTCCATATGTCTAGTATGTATATCACATGTTAACCGACTAGGGTAATTTCCAATTTTAATTTTCAAAATGACACCTCGTTCTCTTTACCTGATAACTTTTCCATAAATTTATATTCTTCCCACTTACGCTTCTGATCTGATGTCACATGCGCGATGATTTCCCATCTATTACGAGAGTGGCTGTTGGACCTGTCATGAGGCCCTTGACAGTCAGTGAATGTCTCAACACTCAATGACACACCCATGCCTAGCAGCATTTCCGTATCTTCTGGAAACTCACGGAACATCATCTTCATTACTGTAGAATTAGTAATGGTTTGGTGGCGTAGGTATTGTGCTTGATCTGTATCACGTACACGATTATGTGGTGGCATGTGGTGATATTCTTGATAATTAAATACCCTAAGTTTTCTGATGTTGTTTATCATATTCTATTTCTCCTTTTTTGATTGTTGACGATCTGATACACGCTGACGTAACCCACTACTTGAGAACCGATGATCACGATTGTTGAAAAATAACTGTATACCACGCCTACTGCATATATCTTTACCAGTGAATTCTTTATTTCTATATTCTTCACCCAATACACGCACATTAATATAATACATTTCTAATATGTCTTTTAGGTCTGACTCAGTCGCATATGGAATGATTTCATCTACGTACTTAACTGCTTGTAACTGAGTATATCGTTCAACCACTGTCTGTATGGGTGCGTTCTTCTCTGATCTATCAATGGTAGGATCAATTTGCAATCCACATATTAAATAGTCACAATGTTCTTTTGCATCACGCAACATCTGTATATGACCAGAGTGTAGCAAATCAAATGTACTACAGGTGAATCCTACTACTTGTTTGTTATTCATTACTGTGTATCTCCTATATCAGAAAATTTCATCATCAATCTTACTTTATCACATTGGCTTTTATGCACATACAATTGATTATAAAATTCAGTCTCAATCATAACACCACCATTACTTAAATCAAGTTCACTTACTAAAGACTTTATTGTAGATGCTTCATCACAATTTAATGTAGAATATGATGGATATAACTTTGCAATATAATCTGATATCATCTGTGCGTCTTGAATCCATTTACCCATTTTGATGTAACCCTTACCTAATAAATATGGGTTTAATTTTTCTATAACGTCTAGGATAGCTAATGTTTTTATTGACTCAATTATATCAGCATCAATCATTTCACCAAGCGATTTTCCTATATCTATCTGTTGTTGTTTTCTGTACATATCTGTTGTTATCATTGTTTACCTTTCACGACTAAGGGACGCATTGCGTCCCCTATCCCTATTGTTATTATATATTAGAATGTGCCATTTAACGTAACGCCTGCTTCCATTTGGAATAATCCCGCTGTCCCAGTATAGTTGTTACGTGCTTCTGCAAACATTTCAAACCCAATGTCATGCGTTAGACTAGTATTGTAGAATGCACCCATATTATATTCGCGTGCATCTGATGCCAATGAACTTGTCATATTATCAGTCACAATGTCACCATTGTCTGACACTGATGCTGCTACATCAAAGTTCGCTGAACCATTTGCGATAGCGACAGGTAGTGCAGCAACAATTCCGAATGTACCACTATTAGTTTTAAACTTCGCACCTAGTGACGCTGAGTTACTTACCAATGAACTTGAAGACTTCATCATTGCGCTACTATCAACATTTAATGAGGTTACACCAACGTTTGCTGCACCAAAGTATGTCACGCCATTTGTTTCGTATTCAGCATTATAACCCATGTACAATGTGTTAGAGCCATCAACATTCATCAGCATACTATCTGCATAATTTCCTAAGAATGTTTTGTTCTCAACCAATGCACCAAATGTAACATTGTTCACTGTAGTGGAAACATGACCACCATCATCACTAATACTATAATCAAGCCCTTGTGACGATAAACGAATACCATTAGCATAACCTGAGTACTGATCAAACGTCTTACCACTTTGTGCTGCTTTGGTGGTGTGAACTGTACGAGTATCAATGCTGCCAATTAAATCATTACCATCTACATAGAAGTCACGATCATAATCATCAACCACCATCATTGTTGAGAATGCTGAGATAGTCGCACCAGATAAACTAGTAGTACCAGAGTTTGCCATTGTAGTCTTATTACCTTCAACGCGACCCGTAGTAGGAATACCAATCACACCTTGTGGTGATGTTGCTGCTGCCAAATCTAGCACACCTTGACCATGAACATTAACATCATAGTTAGGGATATCTTTATTACCAGTATTTAGTAGCAACTTAGCAAGATTCTGACCTTTCATGTGGGGCCACATCTGCTTGATTACTGCGACTGCACCAGTAATCATAGGTGCTGCCATTGATGTACCAGTATTCAAACGATACTCACCATCTTTATCAGTAGATGCAACATACGAACCAGGAGCCATTAAGTAGTAATCACTGATACGATGATCGGTATTACACTTATCGGCAGTAGCATCATAGTCATAACACACTGTGCCTGCTTTGTTGCTATAACGAGCAATTTTCTGACTACGCAAGTCATAACTACCAGCAACAATTATACGACCTTCCATCGCCAATGTACCATCTTCATTCTCAAGTACTGCATAATGGGCTGGGAAAGTACTATAATCTAAACGCTGATTGCCTGCTGCTGCAACTACTACTGCTTCTGTATCTTTCATCGCTGCGACTAAGTCGGTTGCTAATGTATCAACTAGAAGAAACGAATAACCATCCTTGTCGAATGACATACCATTACGACCACGTGTGTCAGTTGAACGATAAACACCAGCCTCAACTTCTACAACACTATTCTGGTAGGTACGATCTACATTGTAGTTAGAACTGACGTTGATTGCATCTGCACCATTAAGTGCTGCCCATTCAACACCTTTTACGATAGCGTTTAAATCAATCGCACCATATGTTCCAATTGTTGATTTAGCAATCAATAATTTTGCATCAGGTGCAACACCAGTTGTACCAACACCATCTAAACTTGCTGCTGCAATACCAGCAATGTGTGTACCATGACTAACTTTTGTAATATCGTCAACAGTCTCATATCCAAGATCACATGAACGAGTAAAACATTTTGCATCAATGATCTTGCCAGCAAACTCACTGTGATCTAGATCAATACCAGAATCTACAATACCGATGATAGATCCTTTACCTGTCCAACCACGTGCCCATGCCTGTGGTGCACCAATAGCAACTAATGAACTAGCATATTGTGCTAACCCACTCTCGCGATCAATGTAATTTGCATTGATACGTGAATTTGTATTCCATGCTGCTTGACGATAGGCTTCTGTACCAGTATAATCAACATCATCACGAGCAAGATATTCATCAACAGTCAATATCTCAACTGTGGTTGTACCTGTCTCAACTGATTCAACTTCAACTGGTGATTCTACTTTAACCACAACTGGAACTGCATAACTGCGAATTAATTCACGATCACGTGTTGTTTCACGATTAGGCGTTTCGGTGGTATCTAATAGTTTAGCAATACGACTATTATCTTTTGTACCATCACTGTACGATATATCGGTAACAGTCATTTCGTAGGTACGAACAGTAGTAATCGTTTCAATTACTTGAGTGAGTACAGCATATTCATAGATCATTCCATCACTGATTTCTTTCTCAACTGTGTCTACAGACGATATCAATGCAGGATCACTATTTTTAGTTTGCACATATGGTTCAGTACGCACAGTCTTATTCAGTACTGTGACTGTATCATTTTGAATGGAATTTAATAATTGTGAGTACTTCGTCATTTCTTCTAGAAAGAATGCGTGACGCTCAATGATAGGAGTAAACCAAGAGTAATGACCATACTTAGCACCATATTTGTCAATAAGATTGCCATATATTTTTGCAGTGCGAGTATAGTTTGCAATCATCTTAGTTACAAAATTAACTTGTGACTGATTGTTGGTGATGTTTGATGCATAATCATAATGTGAACGAGGCGCTGCCTCTGCTTGAGTAGGAACTGCCATGACACCAATTGCCAATGCAACTGATAATGCAGTAACAGTCTTGTTGAATTTAATCATAATGATCTCACTGTTTAATTAACTTATATATTAAGTATACAGCAAGAATCATTACTTGTCAACTCTATTTTGATAATTTTTTCATCATTTTGCCCTGATCTATCAATTCCTCAATAGATTTTGCACTTGTGATTCCAGGATTATCTTTGATAAGAGTATCCAATAAGTTAGTCATTATACCTAGTAGCATTTCAGTTTCAGATAATTTCTCAGATACATCAACCGATTCACCATCTACTTGAACTAATAATGTACCATCAGTGCCTATATTAAGATCACCGTTGACTGTCATACCATTAGTTATTGTATTAGCGTCTGTATATATACCAGCATTAGCACCAGTAATAATACTATTACCACTGGTGAGAGTACTAATAGTATGCCCAGATGTTGTTATTGGGCCAAGAGTGGTAACATTATTACTAGTTGCCATAATCGCGCTCTGCTTCCCAAGGGAATACACACCATACAGGCTTTTCTGTTTTATTGATCTCTACGGCTGCATAGTCAACATCAACAAATAAACTTGCTTCATTATCTACCAATGATGCAAATCTAACATTGTGATGCCAAACACCATCCCAACGAGCATGATCCATGGGCATACACGAAGATGTCCAATCAGCCTTTAACTGCTCAAATGTGCTACCTAAATTATTGATATCATCAATAATCAAAATATTAATACCTTCATCAACTAAATTTGCTGAAATATCTGGTACTATTTCATCTATGCCTTCAACAGAATCCCAATGACGGACATAACCAAATGCATCTTCGGACATCCAGAGATTTGACTCGTCTTTACCTAATGGGTGCATAGGAATACCAGACATATTACTCAACATCACTGCTGGTACAAGTCCTCCACGAGACATACCCACAATATAGTCTGGGCGCCAACCATCGGCAGCCATTTCATTATTGATTGTCGCAAGCATATGCTCAACGTCTTCCCAACTGTAATATACTTTCTTATTCATAATCTACCTCGGTGCATGTGCTTGTTGCATTTTAATATTATCAAAGAACTCTTCTTTGACAGATAGTTTTTCAAAGAAGTTACCTTTAAGTACAGTAGTTTGTGTTAACGAACTATGTGCCATAATGCCTCTATTGGTACAACAGCCATGCTCGGCTTGAATGTATACTGCAAGATGCTTACTCTCAGTAGCCTTCTCAATTTCACGTGCAATATCATTTGCAAGTTCTTCTTGAAGTGTACCACGCCTTGCACACCATTGCGCAATGCGTGTATACTTACTTAATCCAATTACTTTATCTTCGGGTAAGATACCAATATAAACAACACCAGTTACAGGTTGATGATGATGTGAACACATTGATTTAATTTCAGATCGTACAACTAACATACCTTTAAACGGATCACCACCATTGTTTGGAAATGCAGTAGCAGAAGGAGCAGGATAATAACGCCCGCTCATTAATTCTTTAACATACATTTTAGCAAGTCGCTTTCCAGTACCATATGAGTTGGGATCATTGTCTATATCAATTACTAAACTACTAAGAACATCTTCAAACTTTTCTGTAAGTTCTGCAATAAGTTCTTCGTGTTCACCATCCATGATATATTCTGAAATATTATCTCCTGCCCAATACCGATGATCTGCATCATTGAGGCGTTGTTTAATTTTACTAGATATTGGCATCTTATATTCCTAAGACTGAGTGGGAGATACGTAGTTCAAACGACCTACATGGATTTTTAGTTTCTTTACTGCACGATCTTTGTGAATCTTCACTGTTACGTCAAACGTAATCGCATTATCTTTCACCGTAGTGTAGATATTGTATTCACGCAATTTGTATGCGCGGCGCAGATCACTCAGAAAGTTATTAAACAATCCACGAACATGTTCAGTATCTTTGCGATTAAACATATAACCATCGTATGGTTCAATGATTTTTAACAAATCAAACTTAATATCGTGTAATGTATAATACCCACTAATGTATAGTGGTGGTAAACGTGGTGTATGTGGTTTAGCAGGATTAGAATATGCTGCTGTTGGTGCGGTTTTTACTTCATTTTCTGTGGTCATAATAATACCAGTTAGTTAAAAGTTATATAATTAATCCTGTGAAGGAAGTGTTTCTGTTAAATTTGCTTCTTCGTACTTACGGGCGAATTTTAACAACTCCCATAATTTCCAATCAATTGCTTCTGCGGTTTTCATGATCTGATCAATTTCATCACGTGTAAACCCTGAGTTGATTGTATCACCTTTCGGTGCTTCTGTCAATGATGTATTTTCTACATCGTCTTGTGCATCGCCAATTAGTCTAATTTTCTTAGCCATGTTGATTTCTCCGTTTAATTTAAGTTAATGTTTCTAAAAATTCTTCTGAGGTTTCTTGTTCAATTTCCTCGTCAGACTCTACAGGTGCATCATCGCCCATCTGAAATAGATTAGTGAATAATACGTCACTGTTCTTTACTGATTTCTGTCTACTAAATGTAGCAAACAAACTCTCAGCCTCATTAATCATTGTCATAGGGTTTTCGCTCTTAAACAATTTCTCAATGAAATTGATCATATAAACCACTTCTACTGGAATATGATCATCAATCTGTCGTGCTTTACCTTTACCACTTACTTGTGACCATAAGTTATGATCTGTATCAATTAATGGCATTGTACAATCTGCAAAGCGATTTGCTCGTTGAATAGATTCAATATGAGAATAGGTGTTGTGACCTTGCATCAACATATAAGTCAATGAATCCCAACTTGTCTTTGATACTTGACCATTCTTGTCAAGTGCACCGACACCTTGATAACACATATCACCCATCGTTAAACGATCTGCTATAGGTGAACGATAAGGCAAGCGTACTGTACTACCCTTTAATGATTTATCATTAATGAATCGTGCAGTCTGTAGTCTAAATGACTCACTCTTGTATATTGATTCAGCATAAATTTCACCCTTAGATGCACCAATGAATGGTGATGCTGCGTCAAATGTAAATTCCATATCAGAGTTTACATGTTCACGTAATGCCCGTTTAATTGCAGTATAAACAACAGCAAGTTCAAGTTTACCTACGCCTAGTACATGAACTAAATCGCGTTCACCACGCTCAAGTAATTTATCGTCACGCATCTGAATTAGTCTGCGCAATAAGATATCAATTTTGTTTGACTTACAAGCGCCAGAAAATGCCCAACCCTCAAATGGATAATGCTTAACTGCATCATACCATGCACGAGATTCTTGCTCATTCATACCTTGCATAACGTTTAAGTATTTAGTTTCAAACTTTCTGTTCTTTACAAAGAAGTCAGCATTGAACTTGGTATAATCAAGACACTGTGCAAAGTCTTTGATACCACTTTTTGCTGAATACTGAGGCAATGTTGCAAGTGTAGGAACATCAAGAATCATACTATAGTCTGCGGTATGCTCAAGCCAATTCAAAACTTGGTGACGTAAACTATCATCCGTCTTGAAGTTCTGCCAATCGCACTTGATAACACCAGTTACGATTTGATAACCACCAGAATCACCCATGATAAAAGTCTTACTTCTATCACGTTGTTGAATGATCATGTCGCGCTTGTCAGTTTTAGTGACATCCCGCTGTGCATGTCCAATAGAATACAATCCCCATTTATATTGAAAATAGGAATCATCTTCTTTCAAGAAATTACAGCCTGCAAGTCCATGTTCAAGACCTACAGGGATACGCTCAGGAGGAAAATAACCATCCCCCTGATGATGATAGCGAGTAATGATATTATTATAGAAATTGCTGATGCTAGGTAGCCAAACAGCGTAGTCTTCATTAGTATCAGTCAAATTCGTCATACATTACACCGTTAGAGCAGGAAGGATATAGTCGTACTTAGCAATGCCAGAATCTACTGAAATCTGTAGGGCACCACGTGCTGAGATTTGCATTACACATGAACTAGACATACCTAATTTTAGGATAGCCAATACTTGTGATAGAGGCCATGCATAGCCTTGTGATAATGTACCATTTACATTGGTTGCAAAGATACGCTTACCTGTATAAGAACCATCTGCTGCACCAACAGTAACAACCAAGTTACCATCTTCTGTCTTAACAGTAAAGTTAGGTTCAATGTCGCCATAGATTGCTGCGACTTGTTGTAATTCTGCTACTTTCGCTTTGGTAGGTTCAAATGCGATATCCCATTCAACACCTTTGAATGTAACAGTCTTTAATGTTTGATCGATAATCTCTTTACTCATAAAGCGATACTGATCTTTATTACCATCACCATCTTTAAATAACAAATGATCAGGCGTATCAACACCATTGCGATCACGTGTTACTACTGTGACAGTAGCATTCTCTGATTGAGTTGAATATGCACCAAGTCCAGAAACCCCTGCTAAGAAGCCTAGATTGCCCATACCGATTTCACCTTGAAACTCAGGTGCAGCATTGTGCAGTTTACCTTTTAAGATAACTGTGCGATCTGCGTTCATTGCGTCAAGTGTTGTTTCTGTATCAGAACTTGTTAATTTAACTGCTGTAAATCCAGCGGGACCTGCTGTGTGTTTTACAATATCTTGTATTACGTCACGTGTATTCATTTACTTCTCCAATTTTAATTAATATTATTATCAATTAGTGTTACTATTATACATCATAAATTATATTTGTCAAGGGAAACTTTACATTTACCTTGACTTTTATATTATCCAATGATATATCCATATTCATTGACTGCTGTCTTCAACTTATCATCTAGTTCAGTACCATACTTACTCATACCTAACTCAGTTACTAAGTACGTTTTGAAAAATCGTTCTAGCATTTCATCCATCGTCATTGCAACTTGTGTCTTCTTTTTCATATTACTTAACACAATAGTATTAGTAAATTGCTGCGTCCGAATATACTTACAGTAAATAGCGAAGGCTTGGAATGGAATATTCTCTACGAACAATGCTTCTTCTGCCGCCTCTACATAATTGGCAATTCCATATTCACGTAGTACCATACTTAGCGTGCCTGAAGAGAACTCAGGATTACCCGATAACTTCCTTACTTTGCTATACACTGTAGGACAAGTAGATAGTGATCCGTTTACAGTTTGAGGCAGAATACACATGTTTGCAAGTGTATTATTGGTATCTTTAGCGAACTGATACAATCCTCTATGATCAACATAACCTGTTGATTGCTGATTGATCAACGCTTCAAATGCATTCTTGTCAATAACCTTTTGGGATACAATGTGTTCAAGTTGTGTATCAGGCTTATTTTGATTACCATCTGTAAATACAGATAGTGCAACACATGCGTGAGTAGGTTTGATACTTTGCATAAAGTTTGATACTGCACCTACCTCTACGAACAACGTCTGATTAATAGCATTGTAACCAATTTCTAAACCTGTCCATGTTAACGGCTTAAATACCTTACCAATTTCAACTTCATCATCACGCCTAACACCATAAACCATTGCCCTTGCTGCATCCGAAATCATACGGAACCGATTGGCTTTCTCTTGCTTATTCACATTCTGTGCTAGTAAATTCAAAGGCCTGTGTCGTGAAACCATATACAGCATTTGATCTAATTTAGTTCCAGACATTTTGCCACTTAACATGTTTGCATTATTTTTTGACGCTTCATATGCCATTACAATAAATAATGTTAGTGTTGCAACAATTGCTTCATCATCATTTACATACGCAAATTGATCTGCAATGGATGAACGTAATTCACCATTTGATTTTAATTCTTTGTCTATCCGTGATAACATATCATCTAGACGATCAATAAAATCAAGATAAAGTTCCTCATACTTGCCAAATGTGTCTTTACCATCTGCTAACCTAGCCACGTGATCATTCATTTTTGCCTGGGTTGGGCTACATGCTACAATCATTAACCGCAATGCGAAATCTCTTGAGACTTTGGCATCTGACACGTTATAAGACATAAAGAATTTGCCCAATCGTTCAGACAAGTAATTCATTTCCTCATTATATTTTTCTGATAACGCATTGTAACACAAGTCAATATCAGTTACAGGCGTGCTTGTAGAATTTGGCGTTACAAATAGTTCTGTTCTTTCGGCTGCACTAGGGTTTGAGTAATATTTAAGCGTCATTAATTCTCTATCAAAGATTGCAACATACATCTGATTAATGATAGTTAGAAGTTTCTCTCGTTCATCGTCAGTGTTTGATTGTAATTTCAATTCATCGTAAATCTCTTCATTGGTGAAATTCTCAAAGGCAAGCATACGTGAAAGACGTACAGAGTTAACAGGGGTAGTAGACGAATAAAATGCAAAATCACTTTTATTGAACTCAATTGCACCATCTTCATCTACACTTACATCATCTAAGTTTAGGTGCATACCATCACCCTCATATGATCCTTTGAAGGCAACTGATAGTGAAATAGTACGCTGTTGTCCATCAATAAGATCAAAGATGAAATCAACCATCTTCTTAACATACGTCATATTTTTACGATTTAACAGTGTAGCATTCTCGCCTTTAGTAATGATGTGTAGCGGAATCTCTAAAGAAGTTTTAACAGTATCCTCATAATGTTGAATAGAGTGGCGTGCACATGTTAATTCTGGGATTGCCATGCCATTAAATATGCTAGACATCACATGCATCATCTTCAATGGTCCGTATACAGGAGAACGCTGTCCATGTGCGATTGCAAGTTTATTACCATCATCACCATCTACCATGCGTAAATATGAGGATACGCTATAATGCTTGTATGCTGCGTTGCCATATTTGAATGATGATTCTGAATTTGCTGCTCTGCCTTGGGACACTTTTGCTAATTGAACTGCACCCATGATATTCTCTCTTTGATTTAATTAACTTACTTAACTATTATATCGCAAAGAGCCTTGCTTGTCAAGCGAAAACTACAATTATTTTAATTTTAATAATTCATTATTAGTATCAATCACTTGCTTCAATATACTACTACCAGTAAATTCATGGAATGCCAATGTATCTTTCGGAAAACAATAACCAGAAAATCCTAGTGTACCATTCTCATTCTCTGCTTTCATATGACTAGGACCTACATTCTCAAAGTCTGCTAATATATCAGTCATAGTAGAGTAGTTGTAATCAAACTCAGTAGTCTTACTATACACTTCATGGAAAAATGCTACCTTAGTAGCCAACCATGTGTTGTGTACGTATTTCACCATGCAAGATGTATTTCTATCAGTCAACCAAAACTTAGTTGGATTTAATGCTTGACATAATAGTCGTTCCCAGAACTCTCCCTCTATGCGACAACCATTTGCTACACCAATGATTAAGGTTTTCTGATTATCAAAATCTTCTTTAGCAGTTTCAGCCCGTAAAAACTCTGGGCAATAGGTAACGTTAGTTGGATACTTAGACATCATATCAGGCGATACAGTACTCTTCAATAAAATATGAATATTCTCATTAAGTGACATCAATTCATCAATCACTGATCGTACTATACTATCATCACACTGATTATTATCTAACGAGGGAGTAGGTACTGCGACTATAGCACATGTGGCAGTAGTGTAATCGGATATGATATTATCAGGATGTACTTTGGGATCAATGCGTGTCACTGTAACTTCGGTTACATCTTCAATATAATCTGCAAATGTTTTACCAACAAATCCACAACCTACCACTAGCATATGTTGTGCTTTGGCAAATTCAATTTTCTCTGAATCTAGTACTTCTTTTTTCAGTCGGTTAGACTGATCAATATAACTATACATCTGATCTTTAAATCCCTTGTAACCTGATCGCATCCAATGATCTTGTGCTAAATTAGCATTGTTATCTAAATTACGAATAGTAGTCAACAACTTTGTCCTTAACCCCATAATAACTCTCCTTGTTACTTAAATTGTGCTGCGAAGGGATCGAATTCTGCACCACACTTCGCTGCACATACTCCCAACTTACCATCTTCTATACTTTTCTTCGCCCAACTGTCCTGAATGTCTTTCATCACGCCTGTTTCAAATACACCTTTGATACCATGTATTTTAGCACTTAGTGCATCTTTACCACCAGCGTTGTCAATGAAATCCCATATCTGTTCTACTTTGGGATCATCATGCCACCACTTGTACATTCTGCCTGCTGTCCAACAACATGGCATTAGAATACCTTCTGCGGTAATAAATATATTCTTATCTTTCGCTACCTTACAATTAATCTTAGCAGTGTCGTAGTACTGTTTCATTGAACCATAAGTCTTTTCTATTTCGGCTTGCTTCAATAATTCCAAGTTCTGATGCTCTGCTTTCTTAGGCTTTGCAAGTACTTGTGTTTCTGCACCTTTACGATTCTTACCTTGGTGTGTTTCTTTCTTCTCACTAGTTGCACTAATAAATCTGCCTGTCTTTTTCTTAATGAACTTCTCAACACCCCATTCTTTTGCTAGTTGTTCTGCTCGTTCTACATCACATTCACTATGCTCAAAGATTAGATAATCCCACCTTGCTCTACCGCCCGCGTTGATGAATGCTTTCATGTTTCTCTCAACAAGTTCCCACTTCACGCCTTGACGATACAGATGGTTAGTTTCTTCTAGACCATCAACACTAAATATCACTACACCATTCTTACCGATAATCTTTGCTAGTTGTTGCCACCATTCCACAGATCGTGCACCAGCATTTGTATTCATACTAAGCCACATTTCATCATTACAGTCACGGAACCACTCAAATATTTCTAATGTATCTGAGGCAGAAATAGGATCACCTAGATTACCACACATGTACATAGTATTCAATTGTGATATGAAATCAGGTGGGAACATATCAATGCAATCATCTAGCGTCAACTCAGCCAAATTATCTTTAATATGCTTATTGACTGCTCCGCCATTTTCATTTCTATCACACATAGTACAAGATGCATTACATCGTTGCGTAATCTCTAAGTGTAATTGTTTTATATCTTTATACTTGTACATCAATAAATTCCTTTTAATACTTCAATCATCTAACATGAGTTTTACATTAACGCCAGGACCCATCTCACTGGGTAATCCACCATGCTCTTCCATATAATGTTTAATCACTGCGCGATACCATAACTGACTGTTATGATGTGCTACCTTATTAAATTTGTATATAGAATCATTATCTGCTTTCATTGTGCTAATAGCACGTGCTGCTTCTCTTTGTAACTCTCTTAAATTATAATCGTCTAAGATTACGTCCCACAATTCATCATCCATTAATTCTCTATTCCTTGTAACCTAACTAACATTGCATCTTCTGCTTTCTTAAATTTGTATGAAAATACACGTTCACCATTTGATCGAAGACCACTTGATTGAAATGTAAAATCTTCTTCGTACTTAAATCCCATGTTACATATTCTACCAGTAATTCTACTTGACACGACTAGATACATATACATTCCATCAGAATATTCGGTTGAATAAATAAAGTCTTCTACTGTAAATGTAACAATTTCGTCCATTCTACTTTATTCCAATTACCATAAATCTATCATACAACTCAGTTTTTAATGTACCTTTGTATAGAATGTTAGACATGTTATACTTCGCTGTTGTATCTTCTAATGTATTTACGCAATTGGTATGTTGTATGTTTTCAAAATAATCATTTGTCTGTAATACCACAATTGTACCTAATGGTAGGTTATCAAACCAATTATCAGGCATGTGTTCACAACTAGTATTAATTACAATATCTATATCTTTACACAAACTTGAACCAGATTGTGTATTTTTAATATCATTACCCACCCATTCAATAGTAGATGCATCTAATGTTATTGGTACTAATCTACCACTTTGAGTCTCGGTGGCTGACATCTCTTTGATATGATCTATCACTGTGTCGTCTATGTCAATTGAATACATCTTATCTATAGAGAATCTTTCAAACAACATGTGTGCAATAAAATTATACCATGCACCAAATATTGCTACATTTCCTAATACATTCTGATCAACTACTTTGCTTAATTCTTCAACTAACCACTTCTTACTAGCAATCTGTCCACGACTATAGAAATCATTAAAGTCTGGTACTACTTCATCATCAAATGACATTATGAATCTATATGCTGTGTGAGTGTATTCATCATTCATGTAATATCGGACGAAACCCATTAGTGCGGACTGTGTCACATCATAGTCAGGCAAGTCTTTATGCATTGTACAATTATAAAAACTGCGCATTATTTGCTCGTCAAACTCTATAGCAGAATTATCCATATGCGAAAGTCGTATCAATAGATCACGTTTACGATAACCATTATCATGCATCAATGCCTTGAATAGTAAATCAAAATCTTCTGCATACGCTGTACCAATAAAGTATTCTTGCAACCCATACAACCATGCATGTCTATTAACAAAATCAGACTGATTCATTGAACACTTTCTTCAACCATTCCCAATCATTGATCTTCTTTAATGCATCAGGATTGTCTTTGTAATCTTCACCAAAACCTTTACCTTGCTCTGCGCCGATCAATGCATACTCACCGAATGGTCTATTTTCACCACGCGATGTCCACACTGCTAAACGATATGCATCGTCTATTTGCTTATTGTGATCTATGATGTTACTCGCTAGTTTTGTACATTCACGAAACGCACTGCGCCATGTATTGAAAGGATCTGTATTGAATGCAGTAATGTTTGCAATCTCAAACAATGGTTTGAACTTTGCACCAATACTGGTAGTCATGTCTACCTTGAAGTCGGTTGTCGCTAATAGATTCTTCTTAGGGAATAGTTTCACACCACCATATCCATAAACTAAATCATTAATAGGGTTATGACTTCGGTATGTAAACACACACTCTGTCTCAGGCACGCCAGGATATGCTTCACGACTTGCACTTGGTACAAATTTGAAACCAAAGTTTTGACTGATAATTGCATCAGCATCTACTACATAAAAATAATCAGTAGACGAGGTTTTAGCCGCTGCTTGGTGTGCATTAAGTAACCCATCAATACCATCTACTCTGCGGGCGTGTGGTACTACTTTTAATAAGTTGTGGAAATTCTCATCGGCTGATGGTTCACCGTATGAGAGCATTATTACATCTAACATATACTATCCTTATAGTTGTTAATCATTATATAATAGTTTAACTCGTTTGTCAAGTTAAAAAATACTAGCAATCTCTTTCATATTTTGATACGAATAGTACACACCGCTTGGGGTATCACCAGTTACAAACAATTCTTTATTGTTATTCATCACTTCGCTTATTAGATTAATGTATGCTAATTGTGCTTGACAATTCTTTGTATTAACATAATTAATTTCATATTGCCAAATATTACTCACTTGCAGGAATACATTGTTATCAGTGCCAAGTGCATTAACCAACTTGTCCCATTCTGTTACCATATTAAGTTTCATATAAGTATGATTCAAACTTTGTATTTGTGCCCAATCGGATAACCAAGTGTCACCTACTTCTTCCATAAAACTATTAACTAATTCTTCATCATATGTGATCGTTGCATCATCTATGTCATATACATCATGAATGTATTGCTTGTTCGCTTGATAAAATCCAATGAAATCTTTTCCATCCCAATTGGTTATCAGAAATTCAACCCACCATAATGCTGCTTCACTGAAATCTGTCCATATAACTTTCTCTAATGTTTCTCTCGCATTTATCATATGCATGAACTGGTGTAACCCACTAGCAGGACAAGTCATAACGTTATGACTGTATACGATTTCACCTTTTGGTGGTACAGATTCAGTATTGGTTATGTATAATACAATCTTATCCATATACTTATAACCGTATAGTTCCTCTTTATCTTCACTGATATTTTCAGATATTCGTATGATCTCTTCTTTTGTATTACTTGAAAAGTTCGTGTCTAGAAACCATTCTTTTGTCTCTTCAATATCATCTTCTGGATAACAACAATACTTTTCATCTCGTATACTATACGGAAAATTATGTATGTACATATCATTCTTCAATGCTATATGTATCAATGTATCTAAACAGCCTTCACCATTTTCTTTTGCTTTACTAAATTTATCAGTAGGTTTAAGATACATTGGAGTGTAATCATCGTGCACATGCTGTTCGCTACTCTCGTACACAGGAGAAAACTGGGGTATTCGTGGCATTAAGTTAGGATATTCTAATGAATGATACGCTTTAAGATTGATAACAACACATTGCGGATCAAATCCTGGCATCTCTGTGTCTGGTCGCTTATCAATAATATGACCAGATGCTAACCAATCTGTCTTAGACCACTCATTGTCATAAGTACTCAGTAAGTTCTCTTCGAACTCTCCTGATAGGGGCCATGATCCTTCAAACCATATCACTGCTAACTCAAAATTCATTTGTGATACACTTTTTAAATTCTGTTTGAATGTGTTATGATCAAACTCATTGGTAACAAGTACACAATGCTCACAGGCATTTGTCATTGATATTTCAGCGATCTTTCTTAGTTTGGTTACGTACTCAACATGCTCAGATAAATTATCTATCATAGCACCATTGGAAATGAAATGAACGATACGCTTATTGCGTCCAATTTTCATATATGAATTGTTATACATTTATTGCCTATTTAATTGTGTTAATCTTCTTCTGATCGTGCTTTTAATTTCTCAATCTCTTGCTTGTTCGCGGCTATCTGATCAGACTGTGCTAAATCTAATAACGCTTGCATACGTCTGCCTTTTTCTGCATCTGTATCAAGATGTAAGTTCTTATTTACTATTTTTTCAAGTTTAAGTAAGTGCAGTCTATCGTTTTGCACAAAGCGCCATGTGTATCCTTTTTTACTATACACACCGAACACTGATTCACCCCAACCTATTTTTACAATAATAGCATCTTCATCATTTAATACAACTGCATCACCTTCATTGAATGAAGGATTCATTTTAAACTTTATACCATATATTAAATTAGTGGTGAAGTCTTTAAACCAGAATGCAACTGAAAGAGATAGTAGAACTACTATCCAAGGTCCTATCATATCGGAAACTGCTATGCCAAATGTATCAAATATTTCCATTGTTAACTCCTATTATTACTTGTATTTAGCAGTTAATTTTATTTCTTCATGCACGCTATCTTTACTTCTTCATCTAACCAATATGATACCACCGGCTCTATGTATTTTGCATTTGCATTATCTTTTAATATTTCAAGTAGTGTATCATCGTCACTTTGAGGTAATCCAATATAACGTTCTATTGAATTTAGATATGGTGTTGCATAAAGGTACAACAACTCTTGCGACACAAACATAGGATTATGTTGTGCTAGTACTTGTTCAAGACTCTCTTTGAATACATGAGTAGTCTCTTTGCCTCGTACTCGGTTTTGCTGATGATTCAATATATTAACATCGCGACCAATAACTAATATCTTTACATCAACATACTTACTTGCTTCATTTATAAAATCATCGTAATTAGGTTGTAACTCAATGCCTTTATAAATGAAAGGACAACTAATACTAGTAACAAACACATCTGACACAGCCCAATCAAACTCACTTAACTTCGCTGGATTAATCCAATACTCTGCAAATGGTTCTTGATCATGACCTTCCCAATAAGTATCAAGTAGGTTGTTCCAACCAAATACCGATGGGTTTGTTGCCAATGCCTTACTGAACAGATGATTGCCTGCTCCCTGTGGACCTGTCATAATAACAAGTGTCTTCATACTGTTGTCCTTTCTGAATAAGAACTAGCAGACATTGTCCACTAGTTCTAAAATCATATTACTTGATTAAATCTTCTTTAAGAATCGCTGGCTTGCCAGTGAACTGTAAGAAACTTACAAGATTACGCAATGTGGTTGGTTGAATTTGCTCACGCAAAATATCTAACGCATCTACCATATCTTCACCAATAATCCAATCATACTTGCCAGTCTTTTCGTAAATCTTAGCCATTGATACAGGATCTGCTGCCATTGCTCGGAACGCTGCGCGTAAACGATCTGTCTCAGGGCTGCCCTTCTTAATCCATAATGCTTTCTGCATCACGTCACGGAAGTTACGTACAAGTTCAAATGCTTCCCAGAATTCACCTTGTGGTGCAACACCCCATTTCGCTTCAAATACTTCATGAATTGAAAGGTTAGGCCAGTTTGGATCAGCATCAATTTCACCTGTCTCTAGGTTAAATACACCTTGTGAGAACCATACTTTAGAAAATTCCTTACCATTGTAATACTTATTGTATGCTGCGGTAGACTCGCGTGTTACGTTAAGTTCACCGCCACGCTGAAAACTAAGTCTACGATCACCACCTGACATACCTTTAATGTACTTGTACTGACTAGCAAAAATCTCTTCTGCTTGTGCCATAGTAAGATCAGGTCCACCTTTCAATAAGATGTGTGCCATCATATCTGGATTCATACCAGAACCAGCACTGAATTTAATAATACCTGTATACGGATTAAAACCCGGAGAGTGACCATTGATGATAGTCAAGTTCATCATACCGATTGGGTCATACTGATAGTAGTCATAGTCAACTGGGTCTACCAAATACGATACACCGTTACCACCATGCGATACCATTACGGTCTTGTCGTCATGCTGTAGATCATTGTGGAATTTGTTAAAGCCTGGGATATCATTCGCTCCTGGGATATTAACGATCTTGATCTTCTCGCCTAAATGCTTCTCTAATTCACCAGCAACGATTGCTGTCCATACCGATGTGCCCGAACCTGGCTTCTGCGGTACGATGAATGTGAAATCTGCCATAACAGGCAGTGATGATACTGTCATTCCTAGTGCAACTAACGCTGCGATTACTAACTTCTTCATTTGTTATTTCTCCTAAACAAAATCAATGCGGGACTTGTTTTTAAACGCGCCCCAATATGCAGCTAATGCTGCTAATAATAAAAATATGATTGCTAATGGGTTACTTAGCAAATCACCCCACTCGTATAATCCAGTAAATTGCAAATAACTAGATTCTATTCTTGCTGATAAGATAAATCCTATCAAAAAACTTACTCTACTAAACTTCAAGTACTTTAACACCATGCCTGCAACACAACATATCGCAAGCATCATATAATCTTCTTTTAATCCTGTGTACTGCGTACTAGACCAAATCAAACTCGCTAAGATGGGCCAGAAGTACCACTTAAACGGAATGTTGGTTATCTTAACTGCATACTTGATAAACATGTATGAAATAGGCAATATGATCAACAGACTCCACATATAACTGCTCAACAATGCATCAAAGAATCTTGTATCGGCTAATACTGCTGGCGTACCTAACTCCAAACCGACATACATAAGCAATCCCATTATGATCACTTCAAATGGTGCGCCAGGAATACCAAACAATATAGTAGGTACATAACTAGTTGCCTTCTGTGCATTGTTTGCACCTTCGCATCCAATTACCCCTCGTACATGTCCTTTTCCTACCTTTTCATCATCATTCTTTGTTGCTGCAACTGTCTGACTATATGCAAACCAATCTGCTATGTTACCACCAATGCCTGGGATCAATCCAATGAAACCACCGATGAAACCACCTCGCAATCCATCCCATCTATATTTCCAACTATCCTTAACACCTTGAATCAATTGTGATTTAATCATTGCATTGTCTAGGAATATCTTTTCCGCTTTCATACGATACGCACTTATTAGTTCTGGGAACGCTAGTACACCAGCCATAACAGGTATCATCTGTATACCATCACCTAGATATTCCCAACCCATTGTCCAACGTGGTGCTGCTGTCTCTGGGTCCATTCCAATATGACCAACTAAAAAACCACCTATTAACGCAATGAATCCTCTAACATAATATTTGCTACTTATGAATACAACACACGTCATTGAAAAAATCAAGAAGGTAAACATTTCTTGTGTACCAAAATACAAAACAATCTTTGAATAATATGGTAAAAACAAAAATACCAACAATCCCCATATTAAACCATTCGCCCATGAGGTAGATATTGCTGCACTTAATGCTCGTGCTGCTTCGCCTCTACGACTCATAGGAAAACCATCAATCATAGTGGCGGCTGCACCACCTGCTCCTGGGATATTCATAACGACACCACAGAAACTATCACCAATACTAGACGATACAACTATTGCAGTCGTAAACACCACTAACATATAAGGATCATCAAAATACCCAACGAATGAGTAGATTGCGATCAATCCAACTGTTGCTCCTGCTACTGGTATCAAGCCTACGATAAATCCGTAAGCAACACCAGCCATTAGTATAGTAAAATATTCCATCTAGGTTCTCTTAAATTAGACATGCGAAAGACACACATATAGCGTGTCGGTTTTTAGAAATTTGATTTACAATATGAACATCGCCGCTCGGCTATTGTTATATTATGATGTGAAATGAAGTAGTACAACTCTGCACTACTCTTCTATTTATGTAATTAATTATACACTAAATGACACATAATGTCAAGTATATAATTAACTATAGTTTTATTTATCTTTTTTTATCTTTTCATGAAGATAACAACACGCGGATCGTTTGGATACACCTTCTCATTATCATCTACGTAATCACTTACGCCTTTCTGTATAGCATATGCCTGTCCAGGTTCACCATCATTCATATTGGTATCAATACTGAAACCATGACGTGAATACAATGTGTATAAACCACCTTCAATAGACCCATCTTTGTTTCTAATAGCGAAACAATCTAGTCGTGATGCACCATTCTTTATAGCATCTTGCATGATAGCACTACCAGATGATCCTTGTGAACTAAACACAGAAACTAATTCATCACCATGTGCGATTGCATAACCACTTGAGTTATTTTTACCAATGAAACAATTCATACCATTGTATTCATTTGCTGGATATACATGTAAGGTATCAAGTCCTTTCGCTGCATCACCTCTTGCTAAATCATTCTGCTTTATGCGTGATACTGCTTGGGCGAATACTCTTCCCTGTACTTGTTGGAAATTACCATCGTCTTCCTGTGATAGTCGTTGACCAAACTCGCTAGGTGAATCACCTATTGCTTCTATAACTTCGTTAATTTTCATAATAATCCCTTTTAATACTTATTGATAATATTTATCAAATCGGTGACTATTCGTTTAATCCTTACATATGCATGAATGTTATTCATATATAATGATCTGTTAACTTCAATCATTACAGATTTAACATTATCATTTGTATGATAATATTCCATCGGTACAATTGTACCAGCAAATGGTTCATTTACTATACTAGTGTAACCAAGTATCTTCAATTCTTTCTGCAATCTTACAATCAATGACACTGGTGTATGATATGAATCTGTACCTATACAGAAATCAGGTCGTTCACCAGATGGTTCATGAGGTAATTGTTCATTGGAAAAACTATGACAATCAACAATCATAACTTGTCCGTATTCTTCTAACTCTTCTTTGACAGACTCGTACAGTTTCGCATGATGTGGTTTGTAATACTGATTTATAATACGATCTTTCTCTTCATCGGATACTGTCCTTAATGGTGCACCAAATGAATCAACTGTATAACATATACCCATGCCTACTGCGTCCATTTCTTCGTTCTCAATGAATCGTTCAACATCACATACCAAACGACTGACTTCTAACTTAACAACAGTATGTTCATCGGTATCAAATAAATGGTCGGTATGCCAATCAGTCATTCGTTGAATATCATCAGTTATATCTTCTTTATCAAATTTTATATCTGATGGAATATATTTAGATGCGTGTGGTATATGTAAAATCATTTGAGAAATTTTCTCAACACAAAGTATAATCGATTCAAGTCTTGTCGTAGTACTACCAACTCACAGTTTAAATGCTCTGCTATATTTGATACGAATACTGGGTCCCAATCGTAGAAATTAATCCACTTGCTTTCTGGTGCTAGATGCTGTGTTCCAGGATTAACTCTGAAATATAGTAAACCACCCTCTTTAACTAGATTGACAGCCGAAGTCACTTCTGCGATGACTTTGTCTGAACTACCAAAATTAATACTACCTAAACAGATAGCAACATCAAACTTTGTACTAGACTTATAACCTAAGATAGATGATGTGATATCTGCTTTCGTATTATACGGATCAACTCCAATTAGATTGTTAATCTTACCTTTGAATTCATTAAAGCCACAAC